CAGCGTCACCTGCAGATACATCCGATGAATCAGGTCACCATTACGTGCAATGATACACTGCACCTTCTTACCGAAATTGGCCACGCCGTTGAAGGTCTGTTCAATGGATTCCATTGCAAAGTTGGAGTAGCGACGATAGAGCTGTTTGAAAAACGTCACCTGCGGATTCGCCGTCAGATACACGTCCTGGGCTCCATAGGCTACAAGTTGGATTAATCCTCCCTGGGGCATTCTCTATACGAGTACTTTGAATTTTACTGGATGATTTACCGTAAGGGCTGACATCGACGTTTAGTAGCGTCCTGAAGGCTCACCGGAGAGTGTGAAGTGACGGGCTAAAGCGTGATGTGCTGAACAGCAGCAGATTATGTCAATACGTGATGTGCTAGTCAGCGATACTATTCCAGAAATAAAGTCATCTCCCGGCACACGTGCAACAACATTGGAAGCATATCATCAACAGAAGATGAAGGAGTTTGTCAGCACGAAACAATCGCTTGCCGACATGGAAAATGATCTCGAATTGCTTGAGGATCGCCTCCCTGCAGCCCCCGTGTTCAGTGACGAATGGCGACAGATCAGCGATTCGATTGATGATACGCGAAGAAAAATCAATGCCGTCAAATCAGATGATCAGCGTCTCGATTATTTCTTGGATGTTGGTGACATGCTCTTTCAGTACTTTGATGCCCAAGAGGCACTTGCAACCGGATCGACAACTGGCGTCGCGGCGACCCCCATTCGTATGCCCACGAATTCCGTACTCAGTTACTTTACGGAAGTTGTGGAACAGCCGACGATGCAGGACTCTCAGAAATCATTTGCGAGCCCCAAGGCGAAACTCAAGGCCAGCGAAATCGACTCCTCCGATGGTCTGAATCGTGACAAGATGCTCGAAAAGTATCTGGCTGTCGTCGAGCCGTCCGCAATCAAAGGAGGGATTATGCCTGGGTCCGGTATTGAACCAGGATGGGGGTCCTGTCCTGTGTGCGATGTGGAAATGACATTTTACCAGAATGAGGCGCTTCTGGGCTGTCCACGGTGCGGTCACGAGGAATTCATTCTGGTGGATTCCGAGAAACCGAGTTATAAGGATCCACCCCGCGAAATCACGTATTTCGCCTACAAGAAGATCAATCATTTCAACGAGTGGCTGGCGCAGTTCCAGGCGAAGGAGAATACGGATATTCCCCAGGATATCATTGAGGCCGTGATGCGGGAGCTTCGCAAGGAGCGGATTTCGGATCCGAAGAAGGTGAAGAAGGACAAGATTCGCGAAGTGCTCCAGAAACTGAAGTTTTCCAAGATGTACGATCACGTTCAACAGATTAAGAACAGGATCCAACAGCAGATGACGATGCTTACATTGTCCAAGGAAATGGAGGAGAAACTGCAGCACATGTTCAAGGAGATCCAGCCGGCGTTCATCAAGTACTGTCCCACGAATCGGTCGAACTTTCTATCCTATCCGTATGTGCTCTACAAACTCTGTCAGCTCCTGGAGATGGATGAATTCCTCCCATGCTTTCAGCTCTTGAAGTCACGGGAGAAGCTGTATCAACAGGATCAGGTATGGCAGAAGATCTGTCAAGAGATGCGTTGGCAGTTTATTCGATCGATTTAACAATTAAGCCTGTTGCACTCTGTGTATAGTGCAACCTTCATCGCGTAAGATATGTTCTAGCTGCGGAATTGTTTCCTCTGCAGGTACTTTCGTGATAACGACTGCAAAGCCTCCGCCTCCTGCGCCGCACAAAGAATGGCCCCATATGAACTGCTTGATAAGGGAGAATATACGTGTAACATGAGGTGGTTCTGCTTCGGGCGCCATTATTTTCTTCTGCTCCCAATATTCCGTTAATAGTCCTCCTATTTTTGGAATATTGCGGTCAGTAATTGCGTTGGTCATGGCATCTGCGGTACGAACAAGATTCACTATATTCTGCTTGATTCGTACATCGCCAGAGTTCCAGTTGGCAACGACACTCTGCAATAGATTCTTGGCTAATCGTGTTTTCCCTGTGAAAATAAGACACATATGTTTGTCTAGATCTGGACATTCTAACATAGTCACGTTGAGAGCTATGTTTGGTGAGCCATTACCCTGCGTTCGTTTGATCCCAGGGTAAATTGCACCCACTTGATCCTGCCACCCTCCACCAGTGGTCATCATTTGTTCCAAGTCGAGTACCTTACGGACAAGGGTGTCGTTGTCAATATGCACACCTTGCAATTTATATAACGCCCGAAGAAGTGTTGCGCCCAATATGGATGACGCACCCAGGCCACTACCATGCGGTAGCGTACTTGTTGTGACTATTTCGAGTCCCGAATCAATTGGATATCCTATTAATTTCAAAGCACATTTTATCAAGGCTCCTTCGGTTTCCGGGTTGTCAAAGTTATCATAAGATGTAAGAATATAAGGGTCGCTATTGTCTATTTTAAGTCGAATAATTGGATCTGATATCTTTGTAATAGAGACTGTAATCGGTAGGAGATTATCTACATGGACAGCCATATTCACAACGCAACTAGGCGTTTCCCATGTAATAGGCGGTGTATCTGTCCATCCACCCGCTAGATCAATCCTCGCAGGGGCGGCGATTGTTAACATACTGAAATACTATTGATAGCATAGATTATATGGTTGGACCCACATGCCTATCGTTTTATGGATGTGGATTCTGACTTCGAACAACAGGGGATAAACTTCTCTTTCTCTGATAAGGATAATCCCCTATTTGGTCGGTCTGACCACACTTGGCTCCATACGCCCTTATTTCCGCAAACACATTCTTAATACGCTTGATCCGACAGATTTTCTGCTCATTAATTCCATTGTTATTTCGTTCGTTGTGCTGTTGTATTTCCGCCTATATCTACATGTTTAGTCGTCATACAATCAAGAAAACCTATGATAACTGTTGCAAACTCTCCTTTACACAATTGGCGGCCGTTGCTACCCTCGCCATCTTTACAGTGGCCGGTTCGTTGATGTATTTCAGTCTTGAAAAGTATCACAATACGCCATTTATTAATAATTTGATATTGAAGGCATTTTCCACGATTGCACTTTTCATAGTGGGGGTATTCTTCTTTGAGGAGATCTATCATTCGGGACACTTTCTGGGGATTGGTCTTACGCTCGCAGGGATCTGTGTGCTGCTGTTCAATCCGATCAAGGCGCCTTGATCTAAAGGGCTGCGGCTAGTAGTAAAGTATGCCCCATTAGCGCAATTGGATAACGCGTCAGCCTTCTAAGCTGAAGACTGTGGGTTCGATTCCCACATGGGGTACACCGGTTCATTAGCTTGACATTTGTCTGTTTTGCGACATGAACCACCAGGTTCATTAGCTCAGTTGGTAGAGCATGGTGCTTATAGATTTGTTCTATACAGAATGCACTGAAACGCCAGGGTCGCGGGTTCGAGCCCCGCATGGACCAAACGCGCTAATAGTTTAGTGGTAGAATGACGGTTTTCCAGAGATGTAATGAAACAAACCTTCGACATGGGTTCGATTCCCGTTTAGCGCATATTTCTAGCTTTTCTCAAAGGCCAGAAATAGGTTAGCGCCACGACAGAGTTCTAACATTAAAAAATCTACGCGTTTTAGTCGATGGTGTATTATCGGTTTGATTAAAATTATGTGTATTCGGATTATAGTTTCCTGAACGATTCATCATTATTTTTTGCCCCTTATAAGAACAATATACGTTCATTAGGGCGCCACCCGTAGGCCAAATCTCTGAAATCAATTGATACGCGCCATGCACACCTTCTTTAAATGACCCTGTCTGTTTTCGTAACGGCGCTATCATGATATTTGTGATTGACCAACCCCAGTAGCTATACTGTTTTCTAGTATTATAATATTGTACATAACTGTCGATGCACTCCTTCAATACAGGATTTCCCGCAACACTCACAATGAAATGTGGGTTTAATAATCCAGCCTGATACGACCCAGATGTTAGAAATTGCACACCCTGTTCTAAGAAGTCAGATATCGGAACGAGTGGATCTATATCCGCATCCGCATACACACCGCCGTATTTATACAAGATGCATACTCGCCAGAAATCCCCTTTAATGGGGCCATTACGAATATGATTGAAAATATCTACATACTGTTGGCCGTATTCACTCTGTAAGAATGCAATACATTCATCGTTCCCATATGTATGGATCTCATAATCAGGATTTAGTGTTTGCCATTTCGGTGCGCTGAATGTATCGACATTCTCTTTTATTTTATGACACATGTAAATATGTTTAGGTATTTCCATTCACTTACTAATAGTGGCTTATTTAAATCAGACGGGTCTAAACATGGTTCGTGTATCTCAAGGTATGCAGACAATCGCCTCTTTTGATCTCGGGATTAAAAATCTGAGTTATTGTGTGGCGACATTTGATGCTAGCGGCACACTCGTCGCGATCAATCGTTGGGCAAACCTGAATCTGTTAGCCGATGGTGCGGATTCACAGAGTCAAACACGGTGTTCTGCACTGGTCGTGGGTCGTGTGTGTGGCGGCCCCGCTTCGTATCAAGATCAAGGAAAGCTCCTGTGTAAGAAGTGCGCGAAGAAGGCCGCGAAGCCGATCCTCGATATATCGGGGACGAAGCTGTGTGACTGGCGGTCCTGGATCATGAGTAAGGGCACCTTGGCCACATCGGAGGCCAAGAAAGCCACGAAGGTCGCGATCGAAGCCCTCGCGGCTCAGACCTATCTCATGCCCTACAAGGCACCCAAGGCAAAGGGTGTTAGTCTCCAGACAATCCTCGTTGGAATGGAGGCATGTCTTACTGCGGAACTAACCTATCTGGCTGCGGCGGGTCGCATTCGTATTGAGAACCAGCCATCGGAGTTTGCTCCCCATATGAAATCGATCCAAATCATGCTTTTCACGCTATTGGACCACAGACTGAGGGCCGAAAAAGGCTGGACGGGTACGATTGAATTCGCCAATGCTGGTATCAAGACACGTGGGTGTGCAGATGCCGGTACGGGTAAAGATGCGAAACGGTCGCGGAAACTCGCGGCCATCGCGAAGGTCACGGGTTCCCTAGGAGCGGCGCCTGAACATCTTGCGTGGTGGCAGGCACAGGCCAAGAAGGATGATTTGGCGGATGCCTTTCTGATGTGTTTGGATGCAGCTTTATTGACGCACTGACGTGCCGGTCATAAAGCTGCGACCGGCAGCGACCAGCACGCTAGTGGTCCAAAACGATTGAATTCTGAAATGATTATGATACATGAACTCTCACAGTCCAAATAGGAGAATATGGCCCATAATACTCGTTGCGGTGTGAAGTGCAGCATGCGGACCAGGATAGGATTTATCCCATCCGCATACAACCCCCAGATAATATACGAGACCCGCCATGATCGCTGCGAGCACTACTACTGGGAATAAATAGGTATAAGAAAGTCGCGTCGCGTAAAAGATACTCATCACAACAAACGCCCATATTGCAAACTGATCAAGCCAGAAGAGTTTCATTGCCTCTGTCTTGTGTTTTTCGGCGCTATGCCAGGCAACCGATGATCCTGTAAGAAATAGAAGCAGGATCGCATAGAATAAGTGGCGTTTCGTGAGTGCGTGTGCCGCGTTCGTGGCAAACAATAGCGATGTCAGCTGCAGCAGCTCCCTACTTAGAATGCAGAAATTATTACATGATGGCCAAGGGAAGAGACAATATGTAGGAGCGCATGGTACGTTGTTTGTGTCTCTTTTGACGGCGAAAAACACAGAGTCTCTGTACAATAGCCGCCGGCGTAAAGGACGGCGACAACGAGGAATGCACACAACGCGACCATGCGGGGAGCACATACGAAGTATAAGAATCCGATACTGATAACAAGCCAGACCATCACTTGATCATACCAGAATAATATGGGTTCCTTTGTGTCGCCCATGTGATAGAGAACTGATGTGATTACAAGTGATGCGAAGGCTATTCCGTAGGCGCCAAGACCTTTGGCAAAGGCGTGTGCCGCATTTGTGGTGAAGACCAGGGATGTTAGATGCAGCACCCTTAGCAATGAGACGGTTTTTTGGCCGAGCGTTTGAACCCCTAATTAAAGGTCTGGCCCTAAGGCAACGATATGAGCGTACAATTTGCAGAAAGCAGTGGATCAAAACCGTCCGTGGCAGATCTGGCATCCTTTGCCTCGCGTGCCAAGGAGATCGATATCGGCGGCGGTGACGATATTGTAGAGCTCGGCGATGACCTCGGCATCAACCTCATGGCGAATCCCAACAAGGTCGCCCCGAGCCCGAGGGGCATGCGACCCGCGTCTTCTGAGGTACCACAGATTCACATCAAGCCTATCGATGATCTCGGTGTAGTGGATCTGGATGCCGCACCCGGTTCCGGTGATATCCACCTCAATCGCTCCCCAGAGATGCCTTTTGTCATCAATACGGGCGACAACAATGTCCATCATGTCAGTGAATCATCGATGTCGCCCGAACAGGAGGCGACGGAGAAGCAGAAGTATCTGACGAAGCTTCGTCGCCTCGAAGCCAACGACATTCGCGGCGCACGTATGACGATGGCGAACTCGCTGGCCGACATCAAGGCCGAACACGACAAGCTCACCGACAGTCGCAACCTCGAGGCCTCCATTCGCTTTCAGCGCAACGCCCTTATGACGTTCGTGACGGGTGTGGAGATGGTGAATGACAAGTTCGGACACAAACTGCCGGTGAAGCCGCGCCTCAAGGGCTGGTCGGAGTCCGTGCATACGAATGTGGAGGATTTCGACGAGATCTTCGAGGAGCTGTATGATATGTACAAGGACACTGCGAAGATGCATCCGCTGATGCGTCTAGTGGGAACACTGGGCGTATCGGCGACGATGTACCATTTGACGAATTCGATGGCGGAGCGATCGGGGATTCCTGGTATGGCGGACCTCCTGAATGAGAATCCTGAGTTGCAGCGGCAGTTTGCGGCGGCGGCGGCAGCCAAGATGGGTGGTGGCTTCGGTAATTTCATGGGAGCTGCCAGTGGATTCGTTCCACAGAGAGCCCCCGCGCCAATGGGGTCGCCTATGGAGGGCGGACCACCAGCCAGCAGCAGCAGCCGCGTGCCCTTCAATGTGTCGGCAGCGGCGTTTGAGGAGGCTGCGCCCGCCAGAGCCCGTCGTGAGATGAGTGGCCCCAAGGGTGTAGATGATATCATTCGCGCATTTGAGGCAGAGCGGGCTGCGGCGTCAGTACCGGTTGCCTCACAGCACTCTACAGTATTCACACCATCGGGTCCTCCTCCTACTCCGCCCCGTGCCGTGAATATCGTGCGTGAGGGTGTGGGTACGCATCTAGATCCCTTGGCTGAGTTCGCACTTGGCTCCGATGGTCAGAGTGTGGGCACAGAAAGCACTATGAATACGGAGAAGCGGCGGGGGCGGCGTCGCCAAGCCGCACCCGTGGGCGCAACACTGAACCTCAACGTGTAATATGATGCGCCTTAAGAAGATACCAATCCGATTCTTCATTCAATAGATAATGCAGAGTAACCAGGATGATCAATGTTAGCCAGAACGCGACAACCAAGTTTCGGGTTCCGATGAACATGATGGCAAATAGAAGTAGGGGGCGAAATACAATATTCTGAAAGAAGGCCTCTTGTGCCGGAGTGACAGAAAGCACCATGAATCGACCACCTAGATTGAGCAGGATATACGCGATGCCCAACAGATACGGATTCATGTTAATATCTTGGATCGA